AGTCGTACTCGTTGTCGTCAGCAACGGTGTAGAAACCGTCTAGCTCTTGACGCAAGAATAAAGACTTTTGGCAAAACTCAATAACTTTTTGGCGAATGGCTTCAACGATTAACGCCTTTGGACAGTCAGGTACATTAACCTGAACGTATGGCAACCATTGCGTATAAGGGACAATAGCCATGACTTAACCTTTTGATTTTGGATTTACCGCGCCATCGGATGATGCTTTTATCTGTAGTAACTGAAAAAACGTACTTAAATGAGAGCGAGCATCTGCATAATTTTGATTTTGCTTATCATCACCGCCCCACAACAAGTAAAGCATCCACTCTTGAATAGCAGAGCCAAAATAATCATCAACAGGAAACGCATCTGTGTCTGCGGTGATTGTTGGTAGTACACGAACATAGCTAATATCGACACCAATAATCGGAGATACTGGCGCAGGCGGGTAAACATAAAAATCTTTAGGGGTAATTGAATCGTAAAAATACTCATCAACCACTGTTTGTCCTGTCGTTTCATGCCAATCAGGGATAAGTGCATCTTGCACCAACATATCAGCCTTGCGAATCGCTCGACCTGCATCACTTAAACCGCTTTGTCCACGATTACGAATAACCTTTAAAAGCCTTACGCCGTCACTTGGCAATGTTTGTCGCGTTCCAGCAACTAGCAGCATCATAGTTGTGTATGACGCTGCATCGGGTCGATAACTAACCAATGCCTGTAACGCACTATTTATTGCTAATATTTTTTGCGTCAAAGAGAACTTAGTGTTATTGGGGTCATCAAGAGCAAAATTAACATTCTGCAAAATAACGGAACACAGCATAAATCACCTTACGTCATTCTTGATTTTTGATCGCTTGGCGAATCTTTATCTGTCTCGCCTTTTATGCCGAGTAGATTAAAAAATATCTCTTGTTTTTTTAGTGCTGCTTGATAATTCGGGCTTTGCTCGTTGTCGCTACTCCACAATGAATACAGCATCCATTCTTTAACGGCAACAGAATATAAATCATTAATTGGGAATGTATCGGCAGACACCACATCAGGAATAGAACGCTGATAGATAACCTCAACGAACTTATTTGTTGCTGAACCTATGTGCGGATACACCCAAAACACACTTTGATTGCTTTGCTCATATCCATACTCTAAGACATCATCACCAACTACATTATGCCAATCAACAACCCTGTCACTAATTCGGTTTAAGTCCATGAGCCGAACTGATTTACCCGTAGTAGTTCCATTATAGCCGCTTTTATTTCTAATAACACGAATAAGTCTAACGCAGTCACTTGGCAGAGATTGTTTTGTGCCTGAAACCAATGCGACATTAGTTGTAGTTGCGGCTGAATCAGGTCTATGTAGTGAAACCGCTCTAATAGCTTCATTAAGAGCTTGTTCTTTTTGCGATAACGAATACACCACATCGTTTGGGTCGTTCGTTATCGTTCTAACAGTATTTAAGATCGCACTACATAGCATGATTATTCACCCGCTTTTGCGTTGGCTTTGGCAATATCTAGGGCTTCTTTGGCATCATTCACCAAACACCGTAAACACTCACGCACCATTGCCGTTGCCGACATGGTTGCGCGTAGGTCTTTGCCTGTGTTTTGCTTATAGATGGCAGAAATGGCCTTCTTGTCTTTAGGATTTACGTTCAATACTTGACGCGCAAACCCTTCGACGTAGCGATTGGAAACCGTATCAGGATTGACAGTGGACAACATCGAATCAGAAAAATCCTCAACATCGCCCGTAGGTTCTGCCGCTTCAAAATCTTCATCTTCAAACTGTGCGCCTGCGCCTTCAATATACTCAACGTAAACTTTAGGACGCATAGACAGAAAAATTGAAATGTGGTCTTTATTATCAACTTCGCATAGATGAGGGGATGTATTATCCTTCTCATCTACTGGCCGAAATTTATAAACCACCTGTCTTAATACGTTTTGGCCGAATACAACATCACTACCGCCAGTACGTTTCAACAAGCATTCAATCAGCATGATGGTTACACCTCGATGTTTTGCTTAGGGCGGTACTTCATGGTGATGGTGATTTTCGCACCCAATGCAGCAGCATCCGTATTGGCCGTGGTGATTTTGATACCAATAGGCGTATAGCCACTGGTTGCAGCAGCAACACGCAAGCCAGCGGTTGTATCTTGCGTCTTGATTGCGGCAGTAGCCAACGAACCAATCGCAATAACCGCTTGCGACATATCTGTTGCACCAGCATTTAAGAACCCAACACTACCCGCACAGGTCGCACCCAATGCATCTGTTTCTAAACGCAAATCTGTTAAAACGTGGTTAGCAGGCAACTTTGCTAATTTGATAATGTCGCCAATAGCCAATGTGGTCGCAGCCGCAAAGGTATAAGACGCTTGGAAACACAGTTGCTCGCCAGCTTCCGTAGAAGTAGGCGCGGTATCAACGTATTGAGCTGACGTATAAGTCGCCATGATTAACTCTCCGAACTAAGAATAGAGTGAAACCGCACGATTAGTACGGTTGTGCAGCAGCAGAATCAATAACGATAGAATTAACATCGTTACCGTTGAACTGTGGACGCTTCAAACCCACGATGCACTTAGTCGCAATGCCTAAGCGGTTTTTGTAGTCGCGCCATTCTTCCGCCCAATCAAAACGCAAGCCATTCGCAGGGCTACCAAAAGCAGCAACCATTGCTTGACGACCCATGAAGATGGCACGCGCAGCAGCTACATTAGTACCTATACCGTAATCAGTAAAACGAGTCACTTTGTTGTGCTTATGCAAGACAACACCACGATATTCACCGAGCGAACCTGTGAAAATTGGATTTTTAGTCCCGTTGTTGGTTGCTGTGGCTTTTTGAATATCAAGCCATTGACCTGTTGACGTAGTTGTACGCAAGTCATGCTCTTGGTAGTTGTGTACCAAGCAAACAAATTTATCCACGCCATCAATGCGTAATGGAGTGATACGAATTACACCATCAGAGCCACCGCCTTCGGTTTCAGCTTTAGTCACGGCTTTGTCGATAGAGGTGAGGCTGAACTTGTCATCAGCAGTCAAATTGTTTTTAGCTGTTGCTAAACCTGCGTAAATGATATTGCCAGAGCTACGAGCAACCAATGACTGACCTTCAATCGCGGCTGTTGAAGCAGTCGGCAAGATGTAGTCGGCATTAGAGCCACGCGCACCACTGATATTCATGAACACGGCTTCATCGAAGAAACGTGACCACCAGTCAGTCAGTTTATTGCGGCAAATCATACGGTGATTGTTGGTTGTACGCTTGCGAGTCATTTCACCACCACTATCAGTAGCCTTACGCACCTGATTGATGGCGATTTTATCGCTGTACGGTGTTAACGATTCTTCATTGCCTTCAAGATTGTCATCACCATAAGTAGGCGAGCCAGTCAATTGAGCGTAGATGTCGAAGTTAACTTCGTCGCCTGAGTCTTTTTCAAGATCGGTGATTAAATGAATTGGGGCATTAGGCGCACTTTCTGCGCTGCCTTCTTTCATGAAATGCGAACCCCAATAGGATTCAGGGACGGATGAGTTGAATAACGCGCCTGCCCATTTTTTCTTAGTTTGGGCTGCGCTGGTCGTGATAATGGTCTGTGCCATGATTTCCACCTATAGAGGTTTCATTCAGGCACTCTTGCGCCGAGGGATTAGTAAATACTGTCACCTTATGTGATGACATAACCCCCAACCGCACACGGCGGCCAGATTTTTCAGATATTTCGATGATACTATCACCTATTTGTATTCTATCGCCAATTCGTGCGCTTAAATATAGCGTTGAACAGGTTTTAGCCATTATTTTGTTCCTAGCAAGTAGCGGTCATGCTGTTCAGGGGTGAGTTTAGCGACTGCATCTTCATACTTGCGGCCTGATAGCTTGTCGATGTAGCTAAACTCGTCGCCATCGGCATTAGGAATAGCAGAAGGGATATTGCCAAGTGTAGGCGGCAACTCAACCTGTGGTGCTTTTGGCTTAGTGCTAGGCTTAGGCGCATCAGGTACTTTTTGCCCTGTAATTTTGGCAATGCCTGCAAGTAAGTTATGCTTTGCTAAATCCAAAACATCAGCAATCGGCGTATTACCTGCGGCTAGAATCTTTTTAACGTGAACATCGAGCGAGTTGAACATCGCATCATCTTCAGCAATGGCTTTGTTTTCAGGTTTGGCAAAGAAATCTACCTGAGCCTTTTCCCATTGCGCCATGAGCTTTGCTTGGTTCGCTTCTGCGGCTGCGTTTTGCGCTTCAATTTGTTCTTCGGCCAATTCCATTTTGGCTTCAACACGGGCAATAGCACGCTCAATTTTTCGTACTTCGATGTTGTAATCTGCATCGTCTAGCTCGCCATCATCAAACTTAGTCGCCAAGTCTTTCAACTGCGCTTCTAATTCGGCTTGCTTGGTTGTCGATGCTAGTAATACTTCGGCGTAATCAATACCTGTGTTTTCGACTACAGGATCAATAACGGGTTCGGGTGCAGGTACAACTGGCGCAACTTCTTCGTCATCAATGGTGATTTCAATTTCTTCGTCGTCATCCATAGCAAAGTCATCGTGACCTTCGT